CCCAGCGGGCGAGATTTTATTCCCTACCACATGGAATAATATACTTCCTAATACTCAAGCCCTTAATAAGAACTTCGTATCTCAAGGACCTGCATATAATCAACGTATAGGTCGTCGAATATCTCCTCAAAGTGCAACAATAGAAATACAATGCGGCTTTACTGCTGTTGAAGCTGCAGCGACTCGTCTATATCCATTTTATGCTAACCTTCGTGTCATCCACGGTTGGTGTAAGGAAGGGGTTTCAGGTCTTCCCGAAACTTTAACAGATGTTCCCAATCTTTATAGCGAAATTCCATATAGTAAATATAAAGTATTATCTGACCGCGTTTATATTCGTAAAGTTAATCCAGCAATAACCTTAGAATCAGCAACAGCTACAGACTCTCGTATAGGTGTATACGCTCCAATTTCATTTAAAAAAACATGGTATCCTAAGGGACAAAAAATCACATTTACCGATTCTCTTTCTGATGTCACATACGCAGGATGGACTCCTTTTTTACTAATATTAAATCCTCAACATGGATCAAGTACTAATAGTCTTCAACTTGAATTTAGATACATAAAACGCACCTTTGCTTTTAAAGATGCCTAATTATAAAATAATCTCAATAGCGAAGCGAGACCGGCCGCCGGTTGTGAGACGCTAAAGCGTCGGACTTGACGGCACAAGTCCATTAATGTGTCTTAGGACTGACGAAGTCGTCCGACACGTTGTAAACTATAATATTAATTTAATTTATAAATATTATACTTAATCATCCAATATATTTTTTTTATCTATATTAATAATAACATATCTATCTTTAGACCATTTATCCATGTTTGGTAATTCATTACTAAATACAAACATGTGTGGAGGATTGCCACATACTTGCCCCCCCTCATATTTACCAGAAAAAAAAAACATGTCTTTAATTTCTTCTAAACCACCCCACGATATATGCTCTATACTTCTAGGAATATTAACAACTACACCGGAAGGTGTATCACCTTTATTTTCTATCCAATTAATAATCCCATTTTTCATATCATTTCCTTTTCCTGATAAAATACAAAATTCATGATCCATAAATAAAAATTTTTGAAAACTTGTCTTTCTTAAATTTCCTTCTCTACTCCAAATCCAATAAATTTTCCTCTCATCGGGTTCACCTTTTGCCACCTCAATAAGGTCTAACTGCCATTTTAAAAAACCATCTCGATATATCTTCACTTTCTTGGGTACCCCCTTAGAAGTTAATATATTATTTGATTTACTACAATAAGTAATATTTTCTCCTCTTGACCCTTTTGCCTTTTCCCAGTGTACCCCCTTAAAAAGCTCACTTTTAAAAACACTTTTAGGTCTAACTTTTTTATTAAATTCACAATACCCTTGAAAATGAGGTGTGCCCTTTTTTTCACCAACTTCTAAACCAATAATCCACATTTTACAATTTAATTTTAATAATGGAACTATTTCTTTTTTATGCTCTTCATTATAATTATTTAAAGTAAAACACCAACGAATTGAAGGACTAATCTGCTTAGATTTAGGGGGAGATCCTAGAATTTCCTCCCCCGGAACTATTGGAACTATTTCTTTTTTCATATATTTCTAAAGTATATTTTTATTTTACCAATTTATAAAAATATCCCAAAACTTAAAATCTTTAAAATTTCTAAAATACATTTTAATATTTTTAATTATACTTTAGATTTTTTTTTCTTCCCATATAGTATAATATATTTATTATGGCAAAAAAACGCATGAAACAAAATAAAAGAAAACAACGTAGATCACAACGTCGCACCAAAAAAATGACCACAAGACGTGTAATAGATGTCGGAGAAACTAAACTCCAAAAACAGGTATATGATATGATCACACACAGTGTATTATATAAAAACGAAAATGCTACTTTAATGAGTCCATATACATTAGATCAAAACCCAGCGGGCGAGATTTTATTCCCTACCACATGGAATAATATACTTCCTAATACTCAAGCCCTTAATAAGAACTTCGTATCTCAAGGACCTGCATATAATCAACGTATAGGTCGTCGAATATC